AAACGCCGAAAGCTTCGGCAATGGCCGTCATCGTCAATGATCGCTTGGTGAAAGTCGCGCTGAACGTCATGGATACCGGGGATTTCCCCTACGACGTGCTTGCATGGCAGCGCCGGCCCGGGATGCCGTGGGGAACGGGGGTGTCTCGCCAGCTCCGCACCGTGCAGCGCGTGCTCAATGGCGCATGCCGCGCGATGATGGATAACTCCGGCCTCACTGCCAGCCCTCAGATTGTGATCGGCAACGGGGTAACGCCTGCCGATGGCAATTACACGTTGCGAGGCGGGAAGATTTGGCGGCTGAATCCTGACTCTGGCGTGACCGATGTTCGCGCCGCGTTCTCCGCATTCGTGCCGCCGTCTGTCCAGGCCGAGATGATGAACATCATCAATTGGGCGATGAAGATGGCCGAGGACACAACCGGCCTGCCTGCGATGCTCCAGGGTATCCGAGGCGATGCGCCCGAGACGCTCGGCGGTATGCAGATGCAGAACAACAACGCCACATCTGTCCTGCGCCGCCTCGCCAAACGCTTTGACGACTACATCACCGAGCCGCACATCCAACGCTACTACGATTGGATGATGCAGCACTCCGAGCGCGACGACATCAAGGGCGACTTCAAGATTGACGTTCGCGCATCGTCGGCGCTTGTTGAGCGTGACGCGCAGCAGCAATTTTTGATGACGCTGCTTCAAGTGTCCGCAAATCCAGTCTATGAGCTTGACCCGGCAAAGCTGGCGACGGAATTGCTGAAGGGCCAGCGTCTTGACCCGAAGCAAATCAAGTACGACCCGGACAAGCTGGCGCAGATCCAGCAGGGCAGCAATCCGGTTGAAGACGCGAAGGCCAAGCTACTCGCCGCGCAGACGGAAAAGACCCTCGCGGAAATGGTCACGAAGAACGTTGAAGGGATGTTTAGCGCGACTCAGGCCGGCAAGGACATTGCGATGGCCCCCGCTATTGCCCCGCTGGCTGACAAGATTTACCGCTCTGCCGGAGGCCAGGACAAGGACGCTGCGCCGCTTATCCCCGAGCCTGCCGCAGCCATCCCGACCGACGCGCCGGACATGAGCACAAACCCTCTGACGCCTGCCAATCCCGACGCCGGAATGATGGCAGGAATTGAGGGGGGCGCGATGTAACGCCATCCCGACGCAACCACGAAGCCCGCCAATGTGCGGGCTTTTTTATTGACCGCGCGGGGGCGCCATAGCATGAGCCAATCAACAGGAGGTTTTATGCAAGACGATCTTGATAAAGATTTTGTTGCAGGGTTTGAATCGGCGGCTGCGACATGGGAGAGGCGCAAACACCCTGAGCCGAGGCCGGGGGTTGTGACGATGGGAGAGATTGACGAAATGAGAGGCCGTATTTGGATGGAGCGCGCAAAGATAGCTGAAGAGTTTAAGGGGATTTTGCCGCCGTGCTTGGCCTGGGCCGACAAAAACCTAGGCTTGAGGTAATCCATGAAGCTATCCATTGATACCAAATCCGAGACGTGGCGATACATCGCCCAGCACGTCGAATCCCGCATTGCCGAGCTGAGAACCTGCAATGACGCCATTTCCCTGGATCACGACCAGACATTGCTACTGCGCGGGCGGATTGCCGAGCTGAAATCAATCCTCTCTCTGCCAACAAAAGACCAGCCATTGACGGACGAATAAGACCTATTCGCTTATTCCCCCGTCAGGGGGTGCCATAGCCTGCAATCATTGGTGGCTCTGTAAAGACCCGCCAAACAAACACAGGACGAGGCTATGCCCCCTCCTAGTCGCCGTGAATGCGGCATGAATGGTGGAGCGAATACATGAACCAAGAGGAACAGATTAAGCAGAACGAGGACGATTTCCTGAACGGATTTAACGAGGTCCGCAGCTCCGACGAACCCGTTTCGCCCGAGCCGAAAAAGGAAGCCAAACCGGAAAGCCAATCTGTCGCGGAAGAGTCGCAGGAAGTCGAGAAGCAAGAGCCGGAGCAGGAATTGCCGGTCATTGCTGGTCTGACTGAAAGCGAAATCAAGAATCTTTTCGCTCGCGTTTCCAAGCTGGATGAACTGGAAGCGCAGGTGCGCAAGGCCAACGGGAAGATTGGCGAGCTTAACGGAAAGCTACAGGAATTCAGCAGCAAACCCCAATCGCAGCCGACGCAATCCGCGCCCGCCGCAAAGTTTGATGACGAAAGCCTCTCGCAATGGGCGAACGATTACCCGGAGCTTGTAGCGATTGCCGAAAAGCGCGCTCTCGAAATTGCCGAAGAGAAGTTCAAGGCAATTCAAGTCCCTGACCCGCAGGCCATCAAGAGCGAGATTTACCGCGAGACTCAAATGGAACTCATGGACACCCTGCATGAAGGGTGGCGCGAAAAGATCGCATCCGAGGATTTCAACCTCTGGATTAACGCGCAACCGGACAACGTGCGGCAGGTGTTTCAAACCACCGAGCGCGCCAAAGACCTAAGCGGGATTTTGACCGGCTTTGAAGGCTGGAAAAAGAACGCTGTGGATCGTGGCGCGAAAAACAAACAGCGCCTTGAAGCGGCCTTGACCCCTGACGGTGCGCCGTCGCGTGGGCCTAAAGCGCCGTCCGATGAGGATGAATTCATTGCCGGGTTCCGAAGCATTCGGCCGGCCTGACTAGGAGCTTTCCATGTCTCAGTTTCTCTATAACGCCCCAGCCGGGCGGATTAACAAACTCAAGGGCGAAATCCTCGCCCACGCGATCCCCGTCGAAGTCCTGGGCATTACCGGCACTCAGCGCCAAATGCCGAAGAACGCCGGCAAGACCGTTGTTTATCGTCGCTACCTGCCGTATGGCGGCGCGCTGACAAACTTCAACACCATCAACCGATGGAACGTGAATGCTTCTGCGCACATCCTGTCCGAAGGCACCACGCCGACCGCTGACAGCCTCATTCCGCAGGACATCACCGTCACGCTGAATCAATACGGCTGCCTCTACCAAGTATCCGATCAAGTCGTGGATACCTATGAGGATGACGTGCCAGCCGAAATGAAGAAGCAATGCGGCGAGCGTGTCGGCCTGATCCGCGAAATGGTGCGCTACGGCGTGCTGAAGGCGGCGACCAATGCCTACTATGCCGGCGGTTCCTCGCGCGGCACCGTGGCGAGCAAGATCACCCTGGGCGTGCTGCGCAAGATCGCCCGGAACATCCGCGCGAACCACTCCAAGGCGATCACCTCGATCCTGGCACCGTCGCCCAACATCGGCACCAAGCCGGTTGAAGCCTCGTATCTCGTCTTTGTGCATACCGATGCCGAAGCCGATATTCGTGACCTGCAAGGCTTCAAGACCGTGGCCGAATACGGTTCCCGCAAGCCGATTCACGAGCAGGAATTCGGCAGCTGCGAGAACTTCCGGTTCATCACCTCGCCGGAACTGGCTCCGTATGCCGACGCGGGCGCTGCGGTTGGCGCTACCGGCCTGTATTCCACCACTGGCGCGAACATCGACGTTTATCCGTTCATCGTGACCGGCGAGGATGCTTGGGGTCAGATCGCTCTGCGCGGTGCCGAGTCCCTTGATCCGACCTGGATTCCGCCGGGCCAAAAGGACAAGTCCGACCCGATGGGCCAGCGCGGTTTTGTGGGCGCCAAGTTCTATATGAACTGCACCCTGCTTAACGAAGGCTGGATGGCCGTTGCTGAGGCCGGCATTACCGCTCTGTAATTTGACGGGCGGGCATGTCCCGCCTGTCTCCTAATCTGGAGATACAACAATGGCTGATAACGTCGCGGGTCAAACCGCATCCCAAAGTTCCGACCAGCTCACCACCGGCTCGTCTCAAGGCAAAGTGGTTTATGACGCGACCGCAATTGTCGCCGCCGATTCCACTCGCGTTCAAGTCGGCTTCAAGCCGCGCTATGTGCGGTGGGAAAACGCGACTGACCGCGTGATGATCGAATGGTTTGAAGGCATGGCCGACAACACCTGCATCAAGACCGCTGCCGCCGGCACTCGCACCCTGGAATCTGCCAACGGCGGCATCACCGTCGATGCTCAAGGTTTCCGCGTGCTGCAAAACGCCACCCTCGGCGCCGTTGCTGCCTCGAAAACCTGCTATTGGGTCGCTCGCGCCTAATTAACCCACGCGGGCGGCTTCGGTCGCCTGCATTCTGGAGATTCATTTAATGGCCCGTCCTCGCAATATCGACGCTGGCGCTGAAAACCTCGGCGCTGATCGCAGTTTCAATATCAATGAAATCGGCTCCGGCAGCGTCGAGATTGAAGCCGTCGAGCGCAACCTGACGCCGGATCTTGTCGAAACCGAAGCCTTCATGAACGAGCTGGTCACGATCATGATTGCCGACACCAACGACGAGAACGACGCCGATATGCTCGTGCAAGTCGCCGTCAATGGCCGTAATCAGTTCTTCGTTCGCGGCCAGCCTCAGGATGTGCGCCGCTGCTACGTTGAACGACTGGCACGGGCAAAGAAGCGATCTTTCTCGCAGAACCTCGATGAACGGCTTGGCGAGAACGTGTTCAACACGATGAAGGCCCACAACACCCTGCGCTACCCCTTTACGGTCATCAACGACCCGAACCCGAAGGGCGCGGCGTGGCTGCGTGCAATCCTGTCCGAGCGCACCTAAATGACGCTGGCCGACCTGATTACGCTATTCCGGGAAGAGGCGTTTGACTCTCTGCCCGGATATATCCCGGTTGTCGGGGTGCCCGCGCCTTATCAATGGTCGGACAGCATCCTGAAGCTATACGCCAACGAAGCGCAGATTGAAGCCTGCCGACGTGCGGATTTGCTGCTTGATTCGGCGTCTAGCTTCTGCAAGCCCGCTTTTACCTCTGGCGACCCCATCATTCCGCTTGACCCGCGTATCGTGGATGTGAAGCGAATTCGCGACGTTTCGCAATACGTCCAGCTCCAGCCCATTAGCGCACTGGAAATGGACCGCAAGCGCCCAGGGTGGGAAATGCACACCGGCACGATTCCGCTGTGCGTCGTAACCGAATACCAGACCAATGCGCTACGTCTGTACCCCATCCCCATGCGAGACGGGGAATTAACCATGACGGTGCAGCGGCTCCCGCTGGCTGACATGGTGGCCGATACGGACACTCCCGAGATTCGCCCCGAATACCATCCGGCCCTCGTGCAATGGATGCTCTATCGCGCGTACTCAAAACAAGACACCGAAACGTGCGACCCGGCGAAGGCCGAAAAAGCCCTTGCCAAATTTACACAGGAATTTGGCGAAGCCCGCAGCGCGCGCAATGAAACGTGGCGGCGGAA